TTACTGTACAATTTGCACAGCCGTCTCAAAAACGTTAGAAAATTACGACTAATGTTTAGGAAAATCCACTCAAGTAGTTAAACTTAAGTGAATAAAAAACCTAAAATTAAATTTAACTAACGAAGCGGCTAAGCTTTAAAAAATCCAAATATGGAATAAAATAATCGATCGTAACGATATATTTTTATATAAAGTAAATATTATGGTACCACAGGAAAGGATGCATAATAAAATACAGTAGGACAACATAATAAATAAAATGTTGTAAAGTCTGCTCCAGCACCAGCGAAGCAAGTAAATGTAGTCATTCTACATGAAGTATTGGCGGTATCTTGTCGTATTATACTATCAACTAAAGCACATGTTCTATGACTACCATCAAAGTCATTTCCACCAATACATGTTGCTGCATTTGGATAATTAAATGCATATTGATTCATGAAGGGTAAATAAAATGATAAAGACGGATTTATCTTATCATTCGTATATGTTGATCCACCTTCATGTTGGGTGAATTCTTTATTCAACCAAGCTAATGTACTGCTCCGTGAAGCCGTACTGTTAACTATGGAAAATGTTTTGCCTAAAGCAAAATCACCCTGAGCAGATGTAGTAATACGTTGAACACGCGTATCTACAAGTGATGAATACATACCGTCGGAAGCATTAATAATAAAATTAGTACCACCTCGGTACCCACCATACATCATAGAAACATATAACATAGGATGGGTATTTGTACAGGTATATTTAGCTGTACCTGAACCAACGATCTTATTTGCATCCAACATACCTTTAGGGTCATAACCAAAACCAGGTGATAAATGTGAATAACTTTTAATAAATCGTAAAAATTGGGTTGCAGTACCTTTTGAACTAGAGGTATCTCCATCATTGTATGTCGGCATTGAAACGTCATACATAGAATAACGCCTCAATACTGCACGCAATGAAACTATAGGTTCAGCAAAATTCAATAAATGTCTATCTTTATGAAAACTACCCTTATCACCAAGTGTGACAGTGGTACTTTCTAATTCGACAGTATCTTTACTTTGAATTGGGAAAAATGATGGTGGAACAGAAGCTGCTGTTTCACCTAATTGACTGCATGGATCTATTAATTCCAAATTTTCAGCACCCCTAACCGATATAACAATATCAACTGAAGACGGTGTTATTGGCGAAACTAACGGAGTCAATACAGATATATAAAAAACACCATTATCATAATCAAAATATGGAGTAACATCAGTATCAGTTGTAACCCATGTTTGTTCTATAATACCTCGCGCTCGCAAGAATTCGAATCGTTGATGAAATGGAATCCGTATACTAACCTTATTAGTTTCACCTATATCAATAATAGTAGAGTACACAGTATTGACGGATTTAACAGACCCACCCAAAACAGGATCCCATTGCACCAACAAACGTCCTTTATGAAATTTAGTACATATAATATCAATATCAAAAATGATATCACCTCGCCAATATGTAAACATTGATTGCAAATATGACATATAAGTATGGTTTACAGTATAGCACTTAGTTGGTGAACCAACTTTTTGCAAATTAAATAAAGAAGGTGAGACAGCAGCTCCAAAAGCTCTATGACCAATAATTTCAGTAGTGCTCCAATGAGCAACAGTTAATATTGACGGTTTTTGCAATATATAAGACATTGCCATCTCATCCTTTGGCTCCATACCCACCAACTGGGGATCAATTGAAACACCTTGAGAAGGACTCAAAGTTAATTTCTGAACCGCAGTTGAAATTTCAGAAGTAGACATTTGTGAAAATGGCATAGGAGTATAAGCCCTAACATCTTCTGTTATAGGCAAATTACAAAAACCAAGTGCTTCTGCAGCTCGAGCAGCCTTCGATGCATGTTCAGAAATAGCAGTAGCACCTGCTGATATTTCTGGACAAACATAAGCGGTAGCTGTTGCGATTTTAGAACCCGCGTCAGCGATAGTATCACAAGTAGATGAAAAATCGCCTGATTGCAAAGCAAATGCAGAAGTTGAACCAGTTAATTCAACTTCATCAAACCAAGCATATGTTTGAATAGTGACAGATGAAGATGCTGAAGATGATGCTACTCTTAAAGGACTAAGAATATAGTAATACAAAGTCCCCATATTTACAAAATCTACAGTCCCTGGTATACTCAACCAAGATCTATTTGTAAAAAATGGTAAATGTAATTCTGCTGAAGCATTATCAGCAGGATACAAAGTAACATGTGGCAACTGTGAATAAGGGGTTGCTAAGCGAACATCATTTGCAACAACTGATGGTTGTGCAATCCTACTAGCTCTATGTCCTGTATTGGGTTCATGAGATATCATATATGCTCCATAATGAAATGGAGTACCATTTACAACAAATTTTAAACATAATTTGCCTCGAAAAAAGGCATAATTTTGTAACTTGTTTTTAATTACTGAATCATTAGCTAATAAACTCCATGGTTTAATTTGTGCATCAACAGACACATTACCGACGGTTTGTGAAGTTGACCAAGTATGTGTTTTAATAAGAGTAGGACGACTCAAAAATCGTGCTAAAGAAGTACCATCTGAAATACTAGAAGAAATTATAGGCACTTTACGATAACTTGTATCCTCTGCTACCACTTGAGAATCAACAAAAGTAACATTCTCAGATGTGGTTGAGGTTTTACTCTCCACATAATCAGAAGTTTGCTCTGATTCATCAGAAGATTGTACCATTAAAGAATTAATACACAACATGTAGGCTCTTTTATACCAACATGTTGGTGTGGTTGTTTCGGTCACCACATCAACACTTGAACCGCATACACAGGCGGAACGACCTAAAATATTTAAATTGAAAAACTATTTAATAAGACTTGATAGATAGCTCAGTCTATCAAGAATCTGAGTTTTGACACTCATAAGGCTCTGAAGCCTTCAAGAATCTTTGAACCAACATATCATATGTTGGTAATGTAGATTCATTTACATAGAACGTGTAAGGTTCACGTTCCAAAACCTGTTTAAACTTCAAATGTTGTAATTCAAAAATTTCTCTACCATGGAAAAAGAATTCTGAATTAGCACTACTTATAACATCAACCATTTGTTTATATTTATCAACCGTTTTGGATGGCACCCACATGGTTAATGATTTAATAATTGAAGCTTCCTCCAAAGGAGCTGCCCAATTATTTATATCATCATTCCAACGCCATTGTCGTTTGAGAAATGAAACATTTGATATATTTATAAATGGTACACTTTCAGACTCTTTATCAGCCATAGTATATTCTACACCAATTAATTGAAGTTGATTTTGTATAGCAGTATGGTTAAACCATGACGCTACTGGGTTTACTCCCATAATATTATCATCACCATATGTAAACAATCTTACATTGTTTTTAAAAGTAAGTACTTCTTTTTGCGGGTTTAATGATATATAACAATATCTCATATATAATGAATTAACAAGTGAATTAATTATAACTGTTAATGGATGGCCAGAAGGATTTGTACCAAAAAATTCTACTAAATCACCATTAACATTAGTTACAGGGAAAGCAGTATCTTCCCCTATACACATAATAGTTCGACATTGTTCTTCAGTAAATCCAGCAGCTCTATGAACATTAACAATAATTTCATAAGCTGCTAATATAAAATCAGCAATCATACGTTTATCAAATTTACCATAATCCCCAGCAACAATTTGATCTGTGCCAAAAGCTGTTAAGTACTTATAAATCATGCCCCATTCGGATGATTGAGTAACAGTACCTGGTCCGGCCTCAAAAACAAATTTATTCTTTTGTAGCAAACGTATAAAAGATAATAAATTCTTGCGAACCACTAAACTCCAATCTATCGGAGCACCTGTAAACATACGAGTTTTCTTGATTTTACATTTATTCAATGGTGTGGCTTCATCCTTAAGATGACCCACAAAAACTGGATAACATCTTTGTCCACTACGATATTTCTCTTCAATAACTTCTA